TAGGTGACATTAATAATACATGACTTTCAGGTACTAAACATACTAACTGTCCTATAATATTTGAGATATAGGTTTTTCCTTGACGACGAGAAACAGCTGCACAAACAAAACGATATTTAGGATTGTTTATAGCATTTATAATTGCTGTTTGGGAAGTGTTGGGTTTAATACCTAGTAGATCTAGATAACCCTCAATAGGTAACTTTACAAATCTATCCTCAGAAGGGATATCCATTAAGTAATTACTTTCTATATCTGTTCTGCTTATCTCTATCAATGTATTGTCTCAGGTGGGAATATGTCGTTATAATCATCAGAGTCTTCTAGTAGACCTGAATCTAAGAGGATATTATATAAGTAGCAGTATGAGGCTGATATATGTTTTAACTTCTCTTCGGAAGGAGATAGTTTTCTTTTCTCTGAAGCATCCATTAACTGGTTCAGAAACTTGTTAGCGTAAGTTATGTTCTCTTCTAACCATAACTTTCTGCCGTCTTGTTTTGCGCTCATTTTCTACGTTTTAGTCCTCTAGTGAATTTTTGTGATTTCGGAGGTAACTTCTTAGATCCTCCTTTACCTGCCCAGAATACTTTATTTGCCCAGTAAGCCGCGGACGACTTACCTTTGGCAATATTTTTTCCGTGTCGGGCTTTAAAGCTTTTTCTAGCTTCAGGACTGTAATTGTGTCCCATGCCTTGTGCACCAAAGCGGATGATTTTCACCTTTCCGCCAACTCTAACTCCTACTACAGCTTTCTTTGTTCTGTGTTTAGGTGTTCTTTTAGGTTTATTAAGTCTAGATAGCCCAGCTCTTTTCAGCCTTGCCTTTTCTGCTTTTGTTAGTGCCATGTTTTTTCTTCATTCGTAAAGTTTTCTTTACTACTTTATCAAGTCTTCCTGACTTCATAAGTTTATTTATTTTTTTAAAGATATTATCTTCTTCTCCTTCTCGTTAGTAATTTAGAAGGTGTTTTCTTACTAAACTTTGCTCTTTTAGGATTGACTGTTTTACCAAATCTTGGTCCTACTGCTTTTGGTGCTGCACCATAGAATCCACCTGGTGTGGACATTGGTGACTTGGTGTTTACATAAGTTCCTGCCGCTGCATTTAAATCTCGAGTTAAACCTCTTTTTAATTTATGCTTTCTTAGCTTGGAAGTTGAGTGGATACTTGGTCCGCTTAAAAATCCGCCTTGTCGTGCCATTTTTATATTCCTCTTACTCTAACGAGTACTTTGGCTTATTAGCCTGTTAATGAGAACTGTATTAGTATTAGTTCTCGGTAATTTTAATAATTTTTGGAGAGTTCTACCCCATTCTATTTCTTCAAGTACAGCTATCTTTAATCTCTCTGAAAGAGCTAAAGTTTTCTGTATATCGGTAATTAGGTTTTTCTTCCCCATTGCTAGTCCTTGTAGACTTAGCTAATATATTTTAGCTTTTAGCTTTTTGTTCTGCTGCCATCATTTTATCTTTGATGTCTACTGAACCATCCCAGTTCTTATCTTTCCCTGTGATGATGTTTATAAATTGAGTCCATTTGGTTTTTAGCCACTCCATTTATTTTCTCCTTCTTTTTGTATAAGTCCTCACTCTAGTAGGTTTGCCGCCGACGCCTTGAGCTTTTGCTCTTTTTCTTCGTACTGCAGACTTCTTCTGTGCTTTACTCATTGTATTTGCTCTAGCTAAAGGTACGCATTTTGGGTACCCTCGCCTCGATGTTTTTGCAGATTTTCGTCCGCAAGGTTGATATCTACCCTTCTTCTTAGGTCTTCCAATATCTACCCATTTTTGTTTAAACCATTTACTTAGGCCACCTTTAGGTTTTGCCATTACTTTCTCTTACGTCCAGTACCCATACGATACCTTCCGCCTTTGGCTTTATATGTTTTTACTAGCCAACCATTAGCATACGCCGATGGATATACTTTAAACTTTCGTTTAGCTTGCGCCTTAACCCTAGCATATAGTTTAGGGTTTGTAGGCACAGGCTTTTTCTTAACTGCTTTTCTTCTACGAACAGCCATTACTTCTTCTTTCTTTTCTTCTTCAAGATAGCTGCTTGTAAAGCTTTAGGTAGTTTCTTTTGAGCTGCTGTTAAGCCTCCCATTGATTTTTTCTTCTTTCCACCTTTTTTCTTTTTCTTTGGTCTGCCAACCTTTGATCCGTATGTTCCTTTACCTTTAGGCATGTCACTCTCCTTATGTCCATTTGGGATCTTCCAAAGGACACTCTGCCCATCTAATCTTTGTTTTGAGGGGCATAAAACATTTACATATATCGCAAACTTTCCACTTCTTTAAGTGTGGGCACTTTTTACAGATCGCCATTCTTTCTTCTGGCGTCTTCTTTTTACTCATCTAAGAGCTTTAGGTAAGTGTTGTCTCTTTTTTCTTTGTAAGTTCTTTTTTCTTGCTAGTAGTATTTTTACTCTAGAGGATAATTCTGCAGGTTCTTCGGCTCCTTTGCCTTCTACTACCTTTCCTACTTCTACTTGCTTTACTGCTTTCTCTAAAGCATCTTCTATACTGTTTGCCATATTAATCCTTAAATTTATTATCTATCCAACATTTGCCATAGTACAAAATACCTAACCAAAATGTAAATACTATTCCATCTACATAGGATAAACTATCCCATACATTTAGTACATCCATTATTTAAGTTCTAAGTACTTTTCTGTAGCTAGTTCTTTAGTAGGAAACTTGTACAAGCCTCCTTTTAGTTTGAAACACCAATTACCTCTTTTTTCATAGATAGGTAAGTCAAGTTTCTCTTCTTTAACTACCTTCTCAGCTTTCAAATCTTTTGTTTTATATTCTTTTTCCATATTTTCTCCTAACTATGCATTGAGAACATAGTCCATATGATACCTGCTCCCGCAACTATCAAAGTACTTGATACACTAATAAGTATTGTTTCTATTCTGGTAATCTGATTTTCAATATCATCTATCTTATTGAAACAAGTTTTCCATCTTTCAGCGCATACTGCTTCGTGTTTCGCTAATTCTGCGGCCACCTCGTTAACATCCATATTAATTCCCTAAAATCTTTTGAACTTTTTGTTCTTAATAAAATTATAACAAAATCAGAGCAGAAAGTCAAGTATTATTTTTCGATGGTATATATTTTAACTGGCTCGGTCTTTCCTTTTACTGTAACTTCATCTAAAAATTTATAGTCGTAACCATCAACTAAACTGTGCTCGGATATGACGAGGTCTACGTCATAGTTCTTACAGCTCGATTCTAGTCGGGCAGCGAGATTAACAGCATCACCCAAAACGGAATAGTCAAAGCGAGTACTACTACCAAAGTTGCCCACCACACAGTCTCCCGTATTGATGCCAGCTCCTGTATTAATTTGGTCAAGGCCCTCTTCTCTAAGTGTTTCATTTAATTCTCCTAGTGCTATTCTCATTTCGATAGCAGCTTTTGTTGCATTTTCTTCATGCTTATTATCTGGTAGAGGAGCACCCCAAAATGCCATAATACAGTCACCCATATATTTGTCGATGGTTCCTCCGTGTTTTAATATTATCTCAGTTTGGTTATCTAAAAACCTGTTTATGAGTTTGGTAAGACCTTGTGGATTCTTTTGATATTTTTCTGAAATTGGTGTGAATCCTCGAATATCTGAAAAAAGAAAAGTAAGTCGTTCTGTCGACCCACCCAGTCTCAGCAATGTTGGGTCCTCTTGTAATTTTTTTACTAAGTCCGGACTTACGTACGTCCCGAATTGTTGTTTGATTTGCAATCTCAACAAAAACTGCGTAATGAAATTCCTGAAAGTTATGATGCTCCAGAATAAAAACCCGACTAAAATAGTGCCAGAAACGTCAAGTAAGTAGGAAGATTTGTACATTTCCAGGGCAAAGTATATAAGTCCTCCAATAGTAAGTAGTAAGACTGGAAGTGACAGCCATATACGAGATGCTGTAATCCAAAGTAATAGTAGAGCCAGAAGGGCGGCTCCCAGCTCTACTGCTACACTCCATGTCGGGATGGATGGGCTGTTTCCTTCTATAAGTGAAT